TATGGTGCAGGCAGTTAATGGCAATTCGTCTGACGATTATTATTCGGTACCACATGTACCTGATCGATCGGAACTGGAGTCAATGACAAAGAAAGAAATTGAAGAGTTTGCTGAAAAAGATTTTGGAGTTTGTCTTGATGTCCGCAAGAAAAAGTCCGAGATGATTGATAAACTGCTCAGTGAGTTAGACTAATGACTGAAGAAATTATTCGAGACAAGGTTCAAGATTCGAACTACAAGAATTTCTTTGCTGAGATAGAACGCATACGTGCTTTAGACAACATCGATTATATGGATGCGATTCTAAGTTACTGTGAGAAGAAAGGAATAGATGTAGAAGTTGCAGCTAAGTTTATTAATACTAATTTGGCAATGAAATCAAAGATTCGCATTGAAGCAGAAGAACTTAATTATCTAGAACAAACTGCACGATTACCAATTTGAAGGAGTTTTAATTATGGCAAACTATGTATCGTCAGCATTGACATTTAATGTGATCTCCAAAGAAGGAGAGAAAGTAGTACAGGAAACAATAGACAACATGAGGAGCAGGTCTGGAAGTCAGTTTGAGATTCCTCTAGGATACGCATTTGTCGAGAATCTAGAATCAGCTGATTCGAAATTTATGTGTGAAAATGTCGGTGCTAAATGGGCATATATGAATGATGGTGATACAGATTTCATGACATTCGAATCTGCTTGGTCGCCGCCAACTGAATTTGTTGAACATCTAATCGAGAAGGTTGCGTTAGTTGATGAGAATGTGGTTGCCTGTTTTAGATATGAAGATGAAATGCCCAACTTCATAGGAGTAGAAGTATACACTTCTGAAGGATTGTATGATGCTGAAGAAATTGAATGGGAAGAAATACTAGAAAAAATCTTTGTGAGTGAACCTGAATTGAAGGAAGAGTATGATGATGAAACTGGGTTCAGTGAGAAAGGTGACGATATTCTAAGTGAGGTTAAGTACGAACTCATGCAAGAATGGCAGAACGACACATTGAATTTGATGATGCGTTTTGGTTACTAAACCACTTGACATTTGAGGTGGTTTAGACTATACTATGACCTGTGATTATGAATTAAGTGAATAAACTGTAATACATTGCATATATTGTTAATACGAGGAAAAAAACATGAGCGATTTCGCACAACTTAAAAATAACCGTAAGTCTCAATTCGAGAAACTTACACAAGCCGCAGAGAAACTTGGTAGCAACAACAAGAAATCTGGCGCAGATGAACGATTCTGGAAACCTACTGTCGATAAAGCACAGAACGGTTCTGCCATTGTTCGTTTCTTACCTGCACCGTCAGGTGAAGATGTACCGTTTGTTCGTTACTGGGACCATGGATTTCAAGGACCTGGTGGTTGGTACATCGAGAAGTCTTTGACTACGATCGGCGGCGATGATCCTGTCAGTGAGTATAACAGCAAACTTTGGAACTCTGGTGTTGATGAAGATAAAGAAACTGCGCGTAAGCAAAAACGCCGGTTACACTATATCTCCAACATTCTTGTGATTAAAGATCCTGGTAATCCTGATAACGAAGGTAAAGTTTTTCTGTATGAATACGGTAAAAAAATCTTCGATATGATCAACTCATCGATGCATCCCGAGTTTGAAGATGAAGATGCGATCAATCCCTTTGACTTCTGGGAAGGTGCAAACTTCCGACTGCGAATTCGCCAAGTAGAGGGTTATCGCAATTACGACAAATCTTCATTTGATGAAGCTACTACATTATTTGATGAAGACGAAGAACTTGAGAAGGTTTGGAAACTAGAACACGGACTTTCTGAGTTTGTGGACACTAGTAACTTCAAGTCTTATGATGAATTGTCGCAGAAGCTTGCGAAGGTCCTTGGTGAGACTACTCGGAATACAACTTCAACTGCTGAAGATGTTCCTGAGATTCAGTATAGTGCGCCAGTTGCAGATATTAAACCTGCCGCTGAAACACAGTCACCTTCGTTTGACGATGATGACGATTCACTAGACTTCTTTAAGAAACTTGCTGAAGACTAGTTAACTAAAAACGTAATTTACTTCTCTCTCTTTCCCCGCCCTGTGCGGGGTTTTTTATGATAACTGTGATTGTGTATTAGTCAACCAATGATCTTTAGTTACAACTCCACCTCTTGCCATATGTGACTGCGACTTCGATTTCATTCCTAGTGGTTCAGGCCTAGACACAGCGCGAACCGGTTGTTTTTGATTCATAATAGGCACTACCACAACTTGCTTTTCTGATTCAGCTGCCGGCTTTTGTAAAATACTATCCGCGATTGATGAACTAGGTCGGCTCGTGATGTTGACTTCAGAGGCAAAGGCAGGTTCTTCGTTGATATAATGAACGGTGCCGCCATTGGCAGCTACGGCCGCGATAGTTTGCTGACGATGAACTCGAGCCTGTTGCACTTCGAACCGATTGAGTTTCTCCTGGTCGGATAAACCAATTGCTGAAGTTTCGAGGTCGCCTGCATTCTGTTTTCTTCTTTGCATTTGATCTGTGTGGTCTAACTTCAATAAAGACAGTGCTGACGTTTCTTCGTCAACGTGCTTTATTTTGGATTGAAGTAACTCATGAGTGGTGTCATCAATATCATCGTCCGAAACAATTGCTTTCATTTCTCTCTGTGATAGTTCATCAATTCTTGATATATCTACTACTGAATTGCCAATGATGTCGTAATCGTAAATATCTCTATCTATTGCCGATTGTAATGCTTTTTCATCTTTAGGATATTCAGCATTACTTTCGAAGAAGTCTGTCACGAAATCTGTAACAGGAACATAAATTTCTGCTTGTCGTTCCCCATATTCTGGATGCGATAATGCATCTGATTCGTGTGGGTATGGATTCTCTTCTGTCCCGTAGACAGCATTATAAACTTCACGTACAATTTCCACTGCTAGTACTGGTAATGCTGTGACAATACCACCTACGCTGCCTCCGACCGTCAGTGCTGCACCAGTATAATCGCCCTGTACAGCCTGATACATTGCAATACCACCGCCGACCAACCAACTGACACCTGGCAATGATCTACCTGCCAGTGATGCTGCTTTCTTTGGCCCGATGGTTTTAATTGCTGCTTGAATAACTGCTTGTTTGCCTTTCGCAACACCTGCTTTAGCACCTGCAACGCCTGCTCTACCTGCTGCGCCAACTACTTTAGCACCTGATACACCTGCTCTACCTGCTAGGCCTGCCGCTCCTTTTCCTGCTAATATTGCTACCTCACCTACTGCTTTAGCACCTGCTAGGCCTGCTCTACCTGCTGCTCCTTTGACGCCAGATGCACCTGCTTTACCTACTGCTTCTGTTGCTGCTCCTGCTGCTCCTTTGACACCTGCTTTACCTGCTGCTCCTGCTACTGTAGCACCTACTTTACCTGCTGCTCCTGCTACTGTAGCACCTGCTTTACCTACTGCTCCTGCTACTTGGCCTGCTCTACTTGTTACTGATGCTATTTTACTTGATGCAGTTTTTATCTTGCCGCGGACAGCAGTTGCGGCCATCTTTCCGCCAACAACGGTTGCAGCTGTGACTGCGGCACCGCCGCCTATCTCTCCGAGAGTCCAGTCTTCATCAGATTCATCGTCTAACTTTTCTGAGAACAACGCACTACCAACACCAAGTGCCGCAGCGCCGGCAGTATAGGCGAGGCTCATTAACGCAGCCTTTACAAATGATTTTCCTGTCTCGACACCTGAATCAACTTTCGATTTCATGAAATCTTTTAAGGTCGATTTTTCGCCTTCAATTTCTTTTTCGTCCTGATCTCTATTATAATTTAACACCGCGCGGCGGTTATCATCATCCGCCTGACCAACTGCGTTCTCGAATGAGACGACTCTGCTATTCAGTATAGCTATTTGTCGATTAACTAGATTTAAGTTTTCTGACAGTGTTAGAACTGATGCGGATAGTGCTTTTATTTTATCAGAAGAAAATTCTAGAAAAGTATTCTTAGGTATGATCAACGACCCCTGCTCGGTGTCGAACATCTTTTCTATGTCATAAGGTATTTCAACATCTTGGTTTAATCTTGTTTCGATGTTGTCGTAATCATTAACAGCTATTTCAAGTGTTGGTAACTCAGGTAAATTTATCATACCTGTGTCGAGAGTGCTTGCAAAATCGAATAGAACTAAAGAAGATCCGGCAGTCGAACCTGAACCTGCCAAAGATAGTGGACTAGCTTTTTCAAACCCAGCGTCAGCACCTGAATCTTCGTCTCCTCCAAACATGTCGAATAGACCGGCGCCGGCGCCACCGACAACACTGGTTTTCACAGTTCTGCCCAACCATTTTTTCAGACCACTTTGGCCTTTGGTGCCACCCGCCGCTTTTCCTGCGGCCTTGGTTGCTTTTGAAGATTTTCCTCCAAGCCTAAGGAGGCCTTTTATTAATAATCCTAATGCCATCTCAGATACCTTATCTTTGTTTTCTTTCTTCTTCTTCTTTTTTGTTTTTTTCTTCTAACATTAAAACATATATGTCGCGTTCAAACGGAATCATATTTTCAATTTCTGTCAATGAAAATTTATGATACTGAGTTATATCAAAATTGATTCTATACAAATTTTGAAGACTTATATAACTCAGCCCAACAGAAAAAAATCTTCTATCTTCCTAAAATAAACTTTCTTATCTTCTCCCTTAGCGTTCGTGTACTCAAAGATGTGTTCGATCTTAGGTACTCGTTGGAAGAAGTCTGTGATCTTTTCATATTGCGATTGATTGAGACTATTAAAAAATTCATCTTTATCTTCTTGAGATTCATCATTCCAAGGATAAGTTGTTTCCTTATCGAAGGCATAATCAATACAACTCTTAACTGTCTCTTCTGCTATATCTAAAATATCATCCATACCTGCGATTTTCTCAGAGAGATCCATAGTCGGGTACTTCATCATAATTCCGATATCATCGGTGAGTAGTATTTCTTTACTTGCGTTTTCTGGAAAGGTTACTTCAACCTCATCTAAATTGAGTTTAAAATCATATGTCGTTTCATCAGTGCTATCCGTAACAGAAAACTCAATTTCATTTCCGACAGATATCGATCGTATTTTTATGAACAAATATTCCATATCGAATACTGTGATTCGTTCTATGTTAAAATTATCACTCAATACGCAAGCAGAAATGACTTGTTTAATAGCATTGATTATGTCTACTCGTTCACCACTTTGCTTGGCAATCAGTAGAACTTTCTCTTCTTTGACCAGAAAAGGCCGGTATAAAATTCTCTCATCAGTTGACGGGAGTTTCATTTCAAAAGTTGGTACAGCAATCTTAGGTAACATAATATTCCACCTTGTTTTAGTTTAACTAATAGTATAATCTAGAAATTGATAATTGACACTTACTTTGGCAAGTTCGTCAGAACTACCCCAAGCCATCTGAACTTGATCGACAGTAGACGGATACATCGATATTAATTTAATGGTCTTGGCTATTTGATTGTCACCATCGTATATATAAATGTCGGCATCAACCACGTAAGTTTTGAAGTATCTAGCCGTATACGCGCCGCCATCACCTTTGAAGTCTACAATCTTATTGCTCCAGTCGTTTAAAGTTTGCAGTATATCTCCATTTGTGTCAATTAGATGAGTTACTGAAATCGCCTGAGGAGTGAATGTATGAGGAATTGAATAAACTCTTCCTGTACCGTATGGTTTATATCCATCAACCGCAGCAAAAGAAACGCCAGGTAATGCAACCGCCTCCGATCTTATTCTCAGCAATTCTCCGCCGCCGACACCTGCCGGTGGGTTAACTAACATATCAAAGCTTGAAGCGGGTAAATATCCATTCGACTCAATGGAACTTTTCATTTCCTGTATGTTAAATGCCATATTATTTTGTCCTTAATGATCGTTTTGAGTCTTTCCAAACCCGACTTTTCTTTGACTTCTTGAATCTTTCTGTTGGAAGCATAAGTGCTATATCCCATTCTTCAGCAGGAATATATAAAAATCTTGATCTGACATTATTTTCTAAGTATCTTTTCACACAAGGCCTGAAATATTTAAACTTCGCGGCGTCTGCCAGTAGGGCGTAAGACATCTTTACTTTTTTGGAATCTCTTACCGCATCGTTTCTTGCAATAGTATATAGAGCGTCCATTAATCTAGCTCGGAAGACTGGACCAAGATAGTGTAGATTCAGACCAAGAAATCCATCAGAATATCTTTCCATCACAAAAACAAGAGGGAATCTATCGTAATACGGCAGTTTGTCTTTATGCTTTGGATCATAAAAGAAATGATACATTCGACCTACGTCAGTAGGTATTATTCGATTATGCAATCGCTCACGATTAGTCATTTCTTGCTGTGCATTAACTCGACCAACTGTCAAAGCTTGATCTCGGAACCAGTCTCTAGATTCGATAGAACCGGATTCGATACCTGCTGCATCGCCTTCTTTGGCAATCTTTTGAAAGATATATGATGACATTACTTTTTAATTCCTAATTCATACTCGGTCATGATTGAAAATTGCCATCCTTTTTTTCTGCAATAGTCTTCTGCTGCAATCCATTTAGATTTATTTACACCCCAGGTCTGAACCTCGTATAAATACTTCTTAGTGAGTTTTCTTTGTGCCTTAGGTTCGACTGTCTGTGCTTTTGGTTTAACCTCAATCACAACAATATCTTCTTTACCTTCTCGGTTAATTTTACGAACCCAGAAGTCAGGAAAGTATCTGTGAACCTTTCCATCGATTGGTGATCGATAGGGTATAATTAATTCTTCACTTGCCCACTGTTTTACATCAGGATGCCTGTCTAAATAAGACATAAGCTTTAATTCCCATCTAGAACGATAAATAATCTTAGATGGATCGCCCTTGTATTTATTCGGGTTGTTAGGTTTAAATGTACCTTTATAGGTTTTCATACTACTATTTATAAGGAATGTAGATGTCAATATTACGAAATTCAATAGAAGTTCAGTCTCTACAGCAGGGTTCGGATAATGTTAATGTCGCAGGATCAGGCGTTACTGGTGTCAATTTATTTTCGCCAAATTCCACCAACGGATCGAGTGTCACTGCACTGAAAAACACCAATAACACTGTATCTGGATTAAATGCTATACAGTCAACCATTTCAAAAGGACTTTCAGATGCGGGATTTACTGCCGCGCAAATCACTAGTTTTACTTCAGATGTTGTATCTCCTTCAGTCAATAATAAAAGTTCTTTAGCAGACAATGTAAATGTGCCGGCCGACTCTTCTGGACCAGGAGTTAGAAGTAGTAAGACTGATCCCGCCACAGAAGCAAAGAAAACCGCCGATGCACAGGGAGAAGGCTCCGGCGGGGGGATGTCGTTTCCTAATACACTACAGAGTGCGCCAGGCGCTCACACGTTTTTGAAACTTCAATTTGAACAACTCAACCGTCCATCCGCACAGGCCGCAGGATCACTTTCTCTATCCACTGAACTTTATTTTCCTTTGCCAGAAAACTTTCAGCAAGACATTAATGTAAGTTTCGACACCACGGACACAGGCGCTACTGGTACTATCAAAGAACAACTACAAGAACAGGCTGCAGGATTTGACGGCACTGGGGCAAGCGTCTCT